ATATGTGGTAGTTCGCCTGTAGACCCTGACCATTTACAACATATTGGTATGGGTGGCAATAGAACAAAGCAATCAATAAAAGATTATAGTTGTGTGCCTTTGTGCCGAATACACCACACAGAAAGACATAATTTAGGTACAGATAGGTTTGAACAAGAACACAACATTAATCTTTGGAAAGAAGCATTTTATTTATTAAGAGGGTATTTTGCAGAATGAGAAAAACATATGAAAATCCACAATCCTTAAACAATGAGGATAAATTTAAAAAAACAATAGAATCTAAATGGAATTGTACAATGCAAAAAATGCACAAACATCACATTATAGATTTTATGGCGATAGTAGATAAAAAAGCAAGTGCTTGGATAGAAGTTAAATGCCTAAACAAAACATTTAATCAATATCCATATTCAATATTATCATATTCAAAGTATATGAAAGGTGTAGAATACCACAATGTTAGTGGACTACCTTTTATATTCGCTACAAGGCTACAAGATGGCGATTATTATTACAAGTATGAATCAGAACACAAGTTTGATATTATATGGGGTGGAAGAACAAAACAAACAAGAGATAAATTTGATATAGAACCAATCGTGTTAATACCAAAAGAATACTTTAAGGAGATAAAATGAATTGTTGGCATTGTAATACAAAAGTTATATGGGGTGGCGACCACGATTTTGAAGATTATGGATATGAGGGTAAAGGTATTGTTAGTAATTTTCATTGTCCTAATTGCCAAGCAGAATATGAATGTAGGTATAAAACAAAATGAAATTCGCAGGTAAAATAAAAAATGGAAAATTAACACTTGATGATAATCTTGGATTTAGGGATTATTTATGCCTGATTGAGGGTGATGTACACCTTGAGATAAAACGTGCCGAAAAGGTACGTTCTCCCCAACAAAATGCCTATTATAGAGTTATTATAAGAATATTGGCGAAAGAACTTGGCTATACTGAACAAGAAATGCACGAAACCATCAAAGAAAAGTATGATGTGGAATCTACTAAACAATTAGATATGAAAGAATTTACAGAACTAATTGAAACAATTAAGAGATGGGCAGTTATAGATATGGGTATAGTTCTCCCAAATGCTAAGCAATCTCATCTATAGTCATACTTACATTGTAAGTATTAAAGGCGACTTGTTGTATACTTAAAGTATTTTCTCTAAACATACAAATTGAAAATTGGTCAGGGTTTGCATTAGTATTATCAGGTTGAAATATAAATGGTAATGTTCCACCAAGAGTTGTATTCCAAACAAAATTGAAACTATCATCACTTAATATAGGGTTAGCGTTTTCATCTAAATTGCCTATTTGATTTGTATCAGGGTAAAGACTATCAGTAACTGATGAAAAATTACCAATTTCATAGGGTGCTGTGCTTGATGATTCATAATTTATAAACATATCAGATTGAGATATATAACTAAATGATAACTTCCAACTTTTCAATCCTTTTCTGCCTAATCCTGATTTAGGTTTTCTTCTCCATTCAGATTTATCTAATTTTACATTTTCTTCATCTAATGCACCTCTATAATAATCTAATTCAAATGGTGGATATTTGTAAATAGTTTCAATAGAATCGGTTATTTCAGGTGGAGAACTATCAGATACTAGACCTGCTCTTTTTCCATACATAGTCCATTCTGTTGGTCCATCATAATATATATTAGATAATGTTTTACCACCAATAGTTGTTTGTTTTTTAATGCCATCAAAACGTCTTGACATAGTTAAATTTAAATCAGGGCTATTAGGGCAATCAAAATATTTACCAACAACTAATGAACCTAAGGCTTTTGTGTTTTGTGTAAATCCAACATAAGACCAATATACCTCAAAAGACCTCCAATACTCATTTATTGTAGTTGGTTCATTGTTTTCATTAACTAATTTAAATAAAGATGTTCCATTATATTCCATATCACTATTTAAAATATTATCATAATTATTTATTGTAATAGAATCTTCGTGTTGTCCAAAAGATAATCCTGTTTTTGCATCTAATCTAGGTTTAAAATTATCTCCATCAGATGATGCAAAATTATGATTTAAATAACCAAAAAAATTAATAGGAAATTGAGTAGGATTATCATTAGTAGAATCACCTATTTTAAAAGCAGTAATTGGAGCATTACTTTCAGGAATTATTGTTTGTGGATTAGCACAATTCATATACAATAGTTTAGCACCACCTTTATTTGTATCCCATTCTAATTGTCCTGTAGCGTGTAAAAATGTAGGTATATCTACATAAAATCTTGGTGTCTTTACTTGTTGTGCCATTAATATCCTCCTGAACCACTTGAGCTACCACTACTTGTACCTGTTGTATAAGTTGGTGTAGTTTCTGTTGTCTTTCTTGTATTTTTAATTTTTGTTTTTTCTACTTTTGGTAAATTGTAATCAGGTAAAATATACTTTGTTTTTTTTACTTTACCGACAGCTTTTCTACTTTTATAATCACCCCAATTTGTTGTATCAATACTAAAATCAAAAGTTTGGTCATTCCAATTCGGTGATGTTTGTTTTGTAAATACTGATATTCTTTCACCATTTTTGTTGCATACAATAGCATTTAAAATTTTAATAGTTCCTACATATGTAAATAATATGCTATTACTTATTGTAAATCCTTGTAAACTAATAATTAACATTTTACTACTATTACCTTGCATAATCCAACCATTAGGTAATTGTGGCGTAATTTCTGCTTTACCTAAAAAATTAATTTCAATTCCTAATATATCACTATTTGTCTCTAAAGAGCAAACACCATTATCAATTATTATTTTAGATTTTTCTAATTTATTGATTTGTGAAGAATTTAATCTATATTTTTTAATTTTCATCTTGTTGTTCCTCATCTAAACTTTCTCCTAATATATTATTTATTAGAATTACAATATCTTGAATATTTAGGATTCCATCTCCATTTAAATCATAATCCAAATTATTACTTTCAGTATTTAAAATTTCAGTCCATAACTTTACAACATCTAAAACATTAATTTCTCCATCTTGATTTAAGTCAAATATACTAGGTGGTGGTAATGGAAAACCTACTTGATAAAATGTTTCCATATACATTTGGTTATCAGGTGCTTTAACTTCTAAAGTGCAAGTTATTAGTGTACCTAAAGGAAATGAAAATTTTGGAGTTATTGTAACTGAACCATAAGTGCCTATATTTACGACATTAATATTAAAATATGGATGTGCATCTAAATTTCCTTGTGGTATTCCTGCACCTAAAGTTGGAGGTGGAGTTTCGCTATCAAAATCACTAAATTGATTCACACCATCAGGTAAAACAACTTGTCTTATAAAAACTTCATAACTCCAAGCTGTATCAAATTCTGAAAATACAGTGTATTGGACTTCTAAATTATTTGGTTGTAAAAAAGAATTAACACCATTTAATTGTATTCCAAATTGAGGTTCTTGGTCAATAATTACATCTTCATCATCAAATATATTATTTTCGTCAAAATTTGGATTATCACTTGGGTCAGGTAGTTGAAAGTTTTGATTACCACTACTATCACCACCATCTGATAATGTGCTTTCTTCGTTTGTATCATCTATGATAATACCATCATTAGGTTCTCCATATTCTCCTCTATGTACTTGTACTGCCTCAATAGTTACTTTATCTAATGATTTTTGTATTTTAGTAATAAAAAATACTTGATATATTAGTTGTCCATTCCTTATTTGTGGAACTGTATAATCGTATCCAAATGCTTTTTTATTGTTAAGCAATTCATCAAAAGCGATATAATCACCTACTTCTAAGTTCATATAACTTACAGGTAAGTCTATTTTAGATATTAAATGTTGATTAGCATACCACATTAATAATCTTTTTTGTAATTTTTTTGCAGTATCTTCATCTCTTATATAGTCAGATTCAAATTCTAATTTAGCATCATTAGTTAAGCCATAATATCCAATAT